TCTATGTCTTCAAGACAACGAGCTATCGCATCAACACGCAAAGTAAAGCCCATATCTAGAAAGAACCCCGGCAAGTACGCAATGACGGTGGGCAAGTCTGCTTCCTCGATGATGAGGATAGCATCGTCGCCGTCGTCAAGCACGTCATACTTAATCCCTAGGATATGACATGCATAGGCTATGAGAAGACACATAATAAGGCAATTACCTAGGGCTGTGTTCATGTCGCCACTCATTCGCCTACCTCGGGTTTTGTAAAATATACCGAGGCGCGTCTTGCACTTGTTTCGCAGCTGAAGCGATAGCAACCACCTAAAGAAGGGGTCACAACACAACAGCGTGTAGAACAAATGCTCTATCTGCAACATCTCAAGTGATACATGTTTGTCAAACCTGGAGCAATCAAGCATGAGGGCAACCCAACTGGTAAATTGGTTGAGTTTACGAACAAGAAGTTCAGCTCTTTGAAGTTGATTAAGTCCCTTAGCTATGACCCGGGTTTTGCGGACTCCCTTGGATGCGAATTTAGTTATGTACAATTGGTGCTCAATAGGCTTGAGAAATTGGGACACCAACACGCAATACTTGGGGTTCCGAAACTGGATGGGCCTAGGATCGGGGTTGACTTTATCTGAGTAGATCTTCTCTGCTTTGACAAAACATGTGACGCTCGCGTCGCGTTTTTCAAATCCCGAATGTAATACGGAATCTAAGGCGTCTAGGTACCTCTGCCTTTTGCCTCCGGAGTAACTCATGGGCATAGCCTCGAGGGGCCAAGGTGCCACTATATAGAAGCAACTCTTGGCTATTCTGCGAGTAAATGCTCTGAGACCCCTGAGTGAGGCAGGCTGGGGCTGAGGTGAGACAGCCAAAACGCGATTAGCGATGCTAACCACCTGATTACACGGACAATCAGAGTGAACATAGGCCGTGCACCTTTGTTCAATGTCGGGTATGGCTATTCGGACGACTTGTCTATTGTGCCCCGGGGTGTAGTCAGCAGGCATCCTGGTTATTGCACATCCTCTGTCAGGTGGTAACAGATCCTTCCCTGATATGCACAACGCGTCAACTGACACGGGGTGGGCCTAGGCCCGGGGTAACCTTGCCCCCGAGGGCAGAACACCATCACGCGCAAAATTATCGACGGAAGAGAGCCCGCGCAACAATGCGGGGTCGTCGAAGTGCGTCATGAGGCGCTCCTCAGGGGGGGTCATTTGAGATACAACACCTAGGACACGCACAGCCTGTGAGTACACGACTAGGCTACTCCAATTTTTGCGATTTTGAGAACACCACTGTAGTATGCGATGCTTGAGCTCTCCGAGGCGACGAGCGTCGCGTGGTGTGAGCAAAGCGATTGACAGCATGTGGGCAAGCAGCTCTTGGTCGCAACCAACGCGCAGCGCAGTCTGTCTGACAAATTGTTCTGGGTCAACCACTGTTGGTAGCGGTTTGGCAAAACGCATTAAGACTGCAGCCACGAGATAGGAAGCAATAAGAATCTTGAACTTGCTATAGAGCTGTCCGGCATTGTACGCTAATAAGCCGACGACTGGTTGTCCGAATGAAAATATTGCCTTGCGTAGGTAGGCTTCGGTTGTGGAGTCTGGGCTCAAACAATGCCACATCAAGATAAACTTGTCGCGTAAGGTAGCGGTGGAGCAATGTGTTGGAGAGAGAACGAAGAGCAGAGATGGGTAGAAGTTTAGC